CGGTGAAAGCTTCGATCTCAAGATCGCAAGGGAAGATCTGCTCGCAGCGACTTCTAAGCTGGTGCGGGTAGCGCCTAAAAGCAAGAGGGCGCTGATCGCTAATCTTGGTGATTTCTTTCACGCAGACAACCAAAAGAACACAACCACACGTGGAACATTCGTCGATGTGGATGGGGTCTGGCAGGAAGTCCTGCAGGCTGGCTGCACACTGATGGTTGATTTGATTAACCTGGCACTAACCAAGCACCCGCAAGTGACGGTGGTGAACTGCATCGGTAATCACGACGACCATTCGTCGGTGATGCTTAGTGCATTCCTCGGCGCTTATTTCCGAGACGAGCCAAGGGTAGAGATCCTACCTACTGCCAATAAATTCAATTACGTCCAGCACGGGCGCGTAGCCATAGGGTTCACCCACGGCGACACGGTAAAACTGAATACGCTGTCAGAGATCATGGCAACGGATAAGCCTGAGCTGTGGGCGGGGACTGACCATCGCTACTGGTTTACAGGCCATATCCACCACACCACCAAGCAAGAGCTGAGAGGGTCTGTGGTCGAAAGCTTCAGGACGCTCGCAAGTCGTGACGCTTGGCATACTAACTCCGGCTATCGATCTGGCAGAGATATGTTTTGCATTGTTCACGACAAGCAATTCGGTGAAGTGGAGCGGTATCGCTGCGACATTCGGAGGGCGCGCAATGCCCAAGCTAACTAGCATCGACGGGTACAAGAAGTCTCTCGAAGAGGACGAGCAGTCCGTAGGCATCGAGGCGATTAACGTCTGGTGCTTAGAGTGTGGAGGCGGTTTGTTTGCGTGGAAGATGGATGTGAATAACGAGGCCAACAACCTGCTGACTTGTGCTACTTGCCAGGCTAATTACCCGCTATTCGACGTTGATGGTCTGATTAAAATACTGAAAGGCGAGTCTGATGCTTAATCTCATGGGCAAAATCTTCGGGTCTGAGAAGGCTCTGGAAGGCGCTGTGAGCGGCATTAATCGTGGGCTTGATGCGCTGGTCTATACCGACGAGGAAAAGGCTCAGGACGCAGCACAGGAGCGCCAGAAGGCTAGAGGCATGGTCGTCGAGTGGATGGGCAACACGACCGGACAGAAGCTAGCGCGGAGGCTTATTGCCGTATCCATAACTTTTGTGTGGCTACTGCAATACATCGCCGCCTGGGGACTGGTTGTTGCTGCGATATTCGTAGACCCAGAGACGGGTGAAAGACTGAAGGAAGCGTCGATACTGACGCAGGAGCATAGCGACGGAATGACTGGCGCAATAATGCTGATCCTAAGCTTTTACTTTGCTGCGCCGCATATGGACAAGATTGTAGGCCCAGCAATGGAACGCTTTGCCAAGACGAACAAGAAGCCGTGAGATGAGCATGAAAATAGAGCCAACAATTAGCTGGGGTGATGTCAGCATCGCCACTGGAATGCTTATCGCTGGCCTGCTTGCGTTCACGGATGTCAGTAAGGGCGTGACGCTGAACGAGGTGGCCGTTGAGCACTTTCGCGCAGATCTCACCACACTGAACGCCGAGTATCGAGAGCATATCTCGCAAGAGCGTCAAGAGCGGCAGTTGATGCGTGACGAGGTTAGGGCTGATCTGCAAATCATAGGAATAAAGCTCGACAAGCTTATTGAGCGACAGCTCGTAGGAGCGAATTAGCATGGCAGATTATAGGCCCGTAGCGCCGAAGGCCAATACAGGCCAAGCCCCTGTGGCCCCAATGGGTAGGGTAAACACTGGCAATAATTACCTGGTTAACCAAGCTAGGTCGCAGCAGTCTTTCGAACCCAGGCAGGTGTTACCTGTTCAGGCTAATCGATTGGCAAATAATCCGAACGCCTTGCCGCAAGAGCAAATGACGGTCGCAGGAGCTGCGCAGGCGCGGTCCTCTGCTGGATCAACTACTCAGCAGGCTCAGCTTGCCAATCAGGCCAGAAGCAACATGGGAGCGAACGCAGGTGGCGGCACTGCGATGCAAAGTATTGGATTGCTACAAAGGGCTGGATATCAGTCCGGACAAGTAAGGTAAAGAGATGGAAGAGGAAGCTGCCAAGAAAAGAGGCAGGCCCAAGGGTAGTTACAGTAAAGCCTCAAAAGCGCAAGTGGCTAGGCTTACGGAGGAGGGAAAGCTAAGCCCTCTCGACTACCTTGCCTCGATATACCAGAACGAGTCAGAAGACATCCGCTTGAGAGTGGAAGCCGCTAAAGCCGCTGCGCCTTATGTTCATGCCCGACTGGCATCAACTGAGGTGAGAGCCGCTGTTACAGGGATATCCCAAGAAGAATGGCTCACGAGCTTGAAATAACACGGTTAAGACTGCGAGATGATTTCCCTTTTTATGCGCGTAACTGCTTAAGGGTTCGATCGAAGTCAGGTGAGACGCAGGCGTTTCAGCTAAACAAGGCTCAGCAATTCATTCACGCGTGTATTGAGCGGCAGAAGGCTGAGACGGGGAAGGTTAGGGCGATCGTCCTGAAGGGGCGACAGCAGGGCGTATCGACTTACGCGGAAGGCAGGCTCTATTGGAAGACCACCCATCGCAGCGGCGTGAGAGCCTTTATCCTTACGCATGAGGCCGACTCAACGTCTGCACTGTTTGAGATGGTTGAGAGATACCACGAGCTAGCGCCTGACTTCGTAAAGCCTATGACTGGGGCGAGCAATGCTAAGGAGCTGATCTTTAGCAAGCTCGACAGCGGTTACAAGGTCGGCACAGCAGGTAACAAGTCTGTAGGCCGAGGCACGACAATCCAATACTTTCATGGATCTGAAGTAGCGTACTGGCCGAATGCGGCAGAGCACGCGAAGGGAATCCTGCAAGCGGTTCCAGATGAGGATGACACAGAGATCATTCTGGAGTCTACAGCCAATGGCGTAGGCAATTACTTCTATCAGCAATGGCAAAGAGCGGAAGCGGGAGAGAGTCCTTTCCAGGCTATCTTCGTTCCTTGGTATTGGCAGCCAGAATACAGAAAGAGTGGGCTGGGTGTAACGCGATCTGCTGAAGAGGAAAAGATAGTAGAGCTGTTCGGTTTGGATAACGAGCAGCTTGCATTTAGACGCTCGAAGATTGCCGAGCTATCCGCTGATGGCGGTGACGGTGTTTTTGCATTCAAGCAAGAGTATCCGATGACCGCGCAAGAAGCCTTCCAGGTTTCCGGTGGTGATAGCTTGATTAGGCCAGAGTCGGTCATGAAGGCACGACAAGCAAAAGTGCTGGCTCAAGGCCCATTGATTGTCGGCGTAGATCCTGCGCGCTTTGGAGATGATAGGACAGCAATCATCAAGCGCAGAGGTCGCTCCGCATACGACCTGGTGACTTATGACAAAACCTCGACAATGGAAGTGGCCGGACTGGTCAACGCGATCATTAAAAACGAGCGACCAGCACAGGTTGCTATTGATGTTGGCGGTCTGGGTGCTGGTGTTGTCGATCGCCTGCTTGAGCTAGGACATGGCGATGTGGTCGTGCCGATTAACTTCGGTGGCTCGTCATTAGATCCTGAGCGATTCATTAACAGGCGAGCCGAGATGTGGTGGAACCTGCGTGACTGGCTTGACGGCGATATGCCCGTGATGATCCCTGACAGAGACGATCTACACAGCGATTTATGTGCGCCATTCTACAAATACGACTCACAGGCTAGAAGAAAGCTTGAGAGTAAAGACGACATGAAGAAAAGAGGAATGAGGTCCACGGATTGCGCTGATGCGCTTGCGCTTACTTTTGCAGAACCTTTGCGCGTTGTTCGTGACGAGGTGTTAGCAAGATCGTCGGTGGTGGACAAGGTGGCAGGTTATTAAGGGTAATACTATGCAGGCAGTTGATAGCACTAACATCGAAAGCACTGACGAGGAGTTTGAGCTAGAAATAGCGGAGCGCCTGCACGTTTTTGCGTCTCGATTAAACAGGCTGGCGACTGAGCAAGTAAGCAAGCGCGGTCAGATCGAGCAACGGTGGCTGGACGATATTCGACAATATCATGGCGAGTATGCAGCAGATGAAGCCGCTGAGCTGTCTCGATCTAAAGGCTCTCAAGTCTTTGTTAATATCACGCGCAACAAGACCAATGCTGCGGAAGCGCGTTTGCAAGATATGCTTTTCCCAACAGATGACCGAAACTTTGGCATACAGCCCACGCCGATTCCTGAACTCGATGCGATGGCTAAGCAGCAGCCCGAAACCCCAGAGGAAGTCGGCCCTATTGAGGTGGCTCGAAGAATCCAAAACAACGCGCAGCAAGCCGCGATGATGATGCAGGAAGTCATCGATGATCAGCTTGTTGAGTCGCGATACCATGTTAAGGCTAGAGATGTGATCCATGATGCCTGTCAATTAGGCACAGCGATCATCAAAGGTCCGATAATCATAGGTCGGACAAAGAAACGATGGGACATGATGCCTGATGGCATGAGCGTTCTTCAGATCGTTGAATCTCTAGCGCCTACAGTTGAGCGGGTAGATCCTTGGGACTTTTTCCCTGATATGTCTGCTCGAACAATCGCTGAAGCGGAGTTCGTTTTTGAAAGACGCAGGCTCTCCAAGAAGCAGTTGCGCGATATGGCAAAGCTGCCAGGGATCTTAGTCTCTCAGCTTAAAGAAGTAGTCAGAGCTGGCGTTAAAACCTCACTGATCGCCAAAGACTTTACCGACGATATCAGGACCATTACTGGTATCAACACGGTAGGCGAAGGCAATAAGTACGAGATATGGGAATATCACGGCCCGATATCGAAGTCTGAGCTTATTGATGCAATGGCTCTTACCGAAGAGGACGAATATAGCTCGATTGAAACCGACGAGCTTGACGATGAGATCGAGGCGACTGTGTTCTTCTCGGGCAACCATGTGCTGAAGGTGGCTCTGAACCCAATGGACTCCGACGAGCGCCCCTTCTCTGCGTTCAACTGGGAAAAGGATGAGTCATCGATCTTTGGCTTTGGCGTTCCTTGCTTAATGAGGAACCCTCAGAAGGTCATAAACGCCTCGTGGCGAATGATGATGGACAATGCAGGGTTATCGGTCGCAGATCAGATAGTGGTCAACAAAGAGATCGTAGCGCCTGCTGACGGAAGCTGGGAGATGGCCCCTAAGAAGGTTTGGAACCTGGTTGATAAAACACGGTCCGTCCAAGAGGCTTTTGCGTCGTTCTCTACCCCTAGCCATCAAACTGAACTGGGTAATATTTTCAGCATGGCTCGTCAGCTTGCCGACGAAGAAACCAATCTGCCCTTGATAGCGCAGGGCGAAATGTCGCCAAACATGACTAAGACCAGCTCTGGCATGGCAATGCTGATGAACAGCTCAAACATTGTTCTGCGCAAGGCGGTTAAGAATTGGGATGACGATATTACACGGCCTCTAATCACGCGCTTTTATGACTGGAATATGCAGTTTAGTGAAAGGCCAGAAGTGAAAGGCGACTTCAGCATCGAGGCTCGCGGGTCTGGTGCGTTACTGGTTCGTGAGAAGCAGCAAGACAACCTAATGATCTACTCAAATATTTCCATGCAAAACCCTGAATATTTCAAGCGCAGAGACTGGGCCGAGCTAGATCGAGAAATAGCCAAGTCTCTCGAAGTTCCGTATGACCAAATCACAATCACAGAAACGGAGATTGCTGAAGCAGAGGCGGCAGCGGCAGAGGCTGCGGCTCAAGGCATGGTTGATCCGGCAATGCAGAAGCTGCAATTAGAGGCTCAGTTGGCCCAGGCTAAGTTAGAGATTGAGGTGCAAAAACTACAGCTGGATACACAGTATAAAGCAGCGGTTCTGCAACAATCAGGTGAAGAGATACAGCTCGACAATCAGCTTGAGCGCGACAAGATGGCGCAAAAAGAGCGTATAGAAATGTCGAATCTCACCAATAAGTACGAAATAAGCGAGAGGGGCCGTCAGACTGGCTATGCGACCGCACAGGAGCGAAACAAGACCGAGAGGGATAAAGCCGCAGCCCAGACTAACGTAAAGCTTACAGAGGCTCAGCTAAAGGCTCAGAACATTGCCAATAGCTTTGATACATTCTGATGAGTATTGATAAGCACTCGCTGACCTGGAAGACGATAGAAAAATTCATTGAGCAACAGAAAGATGACGCGATTAATTACCTAATAGCTGATCGCGATTCTGAGAAGCAGCGCGGAGCGTTGATTGTCTTGGAGAAACTAGAAACGCTGGGTCGAACTACTGACTCCGCAGAGCACTAATTTTTAAACTACTAATGGCCGCTCGTTAAGAGCCGCTTGGGGTTTTTATGTCTGAAGAAAATGAAGAGCAATCCTTTGATGATGCTTTTGATGAGCTAGCGGAGGGTGGCAGCATTTCATCCGAAGAGGCTCCCGAACAACCTGCTAATGAGGAAGAAGACAATGGGCAAGAAGAAGAAGGGGAAGCCCTCTTACTAGAGGAAGATAGCGACGAGGTTGAGCTATCAGTCGAAGATAAGTTAAACGCTGCGCAAGATGAGCTTCAACAGTGGCAGCACCGATACAACTCAGATCTAGGCAGGCAACACGCTTTTCAAAGGCAGCTTAAGCAGCAGCAGGAAACGATAGAGCGGTTGCAGAAAAACAAGCCTCAATCATCTGCGGCTGCGGACACTAGCTGGAAGCTGGTTGCTGAGGATTACCCCGACATTGCCGAGGGAGTTAAATCTCTTTTCGAGCGCCAGGCTAGTGAGCATAAAGCTGAGCTGGATAGAGTGCGTGGCGATTTACAGCCTATACAAGAACAAGCGCGTAAATCCTATATCGATCAACAATTCATGATGCTTGAAAACGAGCATCCAGATTATCGAGAGGTAGCAGGGTCAGGGGAGTTTAAAAGCTGGGTAGCCACTCAGCCTCACCCGATTCAAGAAATGATACAGAGCGAGCAGGCAGGCGATGCAGCCTATTTACTGCGAGCTTATAAGAATGATGTGTCCCCTGGACAACAGGCGACCTCAGAGCTGAAGCTGCGACGAGAGAAGCAGCTTCGGCAAGGGCAAACTGTTCCTTCCCGTGGAGGAAGATCAAAGAGCAATATGCCGCCCGAAGATGACTTCGAGGCCGCATTCGATTTCTTTGCTTCCCGCTAGGGGAACAGAGCCAATATTAACGACACCAAACTAGGATTGACGTACTCGAGGAATTGCCGCTATTGCCGCAATGCCAACAAGTTCCTCTCTCTGAGCAGGTGATCGGTTATTTACTTTTAATCAAGATGCCAATCATAACTCGGAAGGAGAATTTCCAATGGCTGTAACTACTTATGCTGGACTGTCGCAACGCACTACTGCTTATGCGGCAAAAGAAATGTTGGCTCACGCTGAGCCTATCCTATGTCTGTCGAAGTTCGGCATGACTAAGCCTATGCCAAAGAACAAAGCGAATGTGATTAAGTTCCGTCGTCCTGTTCCTCTGGCGGTGGCAACAACACCTTTAACCGAAGGTACAACGCCTACTTCACAGGCGATTACATACGAGGACGTAACAGTCACCTTAAGCCAATTTGGTAACGTAGTTGAGATCACTGACGTTGTTGCCGACCTGGCTGAAGATCCCGTATTGAAAGATGCTGCAATGCTTTGCGGTGAGCAAGCTGGTGAAACTATTGAGACTCTCATGTGGGGAGTTATTCAAGGTGGCACTAACGTGTTCTACAACAATGGCGCTGCGCGTAGTGCAGTAAACACTGCGATCACTCTTGTTAAGCAGCGAGCTATCACTCGTGCAATTAAGGCTGAGCGCGGCAAGAAGATCACTTCAATGATCTCTTCTACAGTAAAGTATGGAACAGAAGCAGTCGCACCTGCGTACATCGCTTTTGCTCACACAGACCTTGAGTCTGATATTCGTGAGCTTGCTGGCTTCACACCTACTGAGAAGTACGGATCAATGAAGGCGCTGCCTTATGAGATCGGCAAGATTGAGGACGTTCGTTACATCCTCACTCCGGTTCTTAGCTCTATTGCTAATGCTGGTGGAGCAAAAGGCTCGATGGTTTCAACAGGCGGTACATCTGCTGATGTCTATCCTGTTATCTATGTTGCGAAGGATGCTTACGGTCACGTTGCACTGAAAGGTGCTGAGGCCATATCTCCTTCTATCATTAACCCTGGGCAGCTCGACAAGTCCGATCCTCTGGGTCAGAAGGGCATGGTCGGCTGGAAGACTTATCACAAGTCTTTCATTGCAAACCAGGCTTGGATGGCTCGCCTAGAGTGCGCAGCAACAGCCTTGTAAAAGCAAGAGCAGTAACTAGAAAGAGGGCTTCGGCCCTCTTTTTTTATACCTAAAATTAAGCCGCCCTCGGGCCGCAGGAGTAATTAATGTCAGAACTAAACCTATACAACCTTTCTCATGATGAGCTTAAAGAACAAGCGCGAATCCTGGGAATTGTGGTTAGAGGAAACGTAAGCATAGACACACTGCGCAGCAAGATAAAAGCCGCAGTAGAGATCGAGCCTGCTGCCGCTGACACTAACAAGCCACAGGAAGACCTTGGCAGAAAAAAAGACTGGGTAACAATTGTTATCGCTGAAGATGAGGCAGACACACAGCCTGCGTTTGTTGGCGTTAATGGTAAGTCTTACAGAATTCGACGCGGCGAGCCTGTTGCCGTTCCACCAGAGGTTGTCACCGTTCTTAATGATGCGCAACAGCTTGTACATAATGCAAAAACTGGTCAAAGCAAAAAGATACCAACCTATCCATTCAGGGTAGAAAGCTAAAGTTATTACCCGCGTTTAACCCGTTATGAGTAGAGATGACTATGAATTACTTACAACTTTGCCAGAGATTAGTTCAGGAAACAGGTATTGCTGACTCTGGCCCCGCCAATACGGCAGGACAGGTTGGAGATTATGGTCGTATTACTTTTTGGATTAACGATGCGTGGTTAAAAATACAATCCAAGCGCAGCAATTGGCATTGGATGTGGGGGGAGGGTACTGCATCTCTGGCGGCAGATACCAACACAGTGACTCTTCCAGCCACTATAGAAACCATTAAGCGCGTATCACTTGGGCAGAGTTATTTAGAGCGTCTTAGCTTCGATGATTTTGCGGATGATTATCGTGTTATATCGGCAGGCAATCCTGCTGCATTTACAGTCCGTCCAGACGGCGTGCTTTTATTTAATGCCAAGCCTACCGAGAACAAGACAGTCTCTTACCACTATTATTCAAAGCCTTTATCGCTCACCGAGAACACCTCTGTGCCTGGGCTGCCTGATAGATATCATATGTTGATTGTCTACGAGGCTCTTAGGTCGTATGCGCTGTTTGATGAAGCGCCTGAATTAGAAAGAAAAGCTGTTGTCTATTTTGAATCAATGCTGGCTGATCTGCATCGAGATCAATTGCCTGCGCTCAGCGCGCCTGCAACCCTAGCCTAGCGGAGTAGTTCATGCCTATAAACTTAGACTACTTCCCAGCGGTTGGTGGGCTTAATCAAGAAACGCCGCC